AAAAAAACTTTAATTGATTTAAAATAAAAATATTAAATTGCGTATGTTATTATTATTTAAAAGTAAAAATGAGATAAAAAAAATGAGTACTCCAACAGAAACAGGAAATGTTTATCTATCAATGTTAAGTGCATCTTGTGCAATATTATCATTATCAGCCATACAACCAATTTTAACATTCATTGCATCAATCGTGGGTATTTGTTCGGGATTGTATGTGATGCTTAAAGCAAGTAGTAAATCAAAAAAATAAGTAATATGAAATCAGGATTTTTAAGTTTAGACACAAAGGATTTTATTAAGGGTTTGTTGTTATCTGTTTTTACATCTGTTATATCAATAGTATATACATCTGTACAAAGTGGTAGTTTAGTTTTTGATACGAAAACTATTGCAACAACAGCCTTGACAACAGCGTTAGGATATATCATGAAGAATTTGCTTACAAATTCAGAAGATAAATTCCTTAAACCAGAGGGTAAATAAGCCCAAAAAAAGAAGAGTCCGTAAAAACGGACTCCGATGGTTACTATGCTATAAAAACTATCTACTTCGCAAATGTAAATATTTATGAAGTATTTTCCAATTATATTTTTAATTATTTTTTTATCTTGTTCGCCTGAAAGACAATTAAATAAACTACAGATTAAGCATCCAGAGGTTGTAGCCCAAAAAACTTCAGAATGGTATCCATGTGTTACCACTAAAGTAACCTCAGATTCCTCCCAATATAAAGCCTTCATAAACCAAATAGATTCCCTTAGCAAAATCAATATAGATACATGTTACTTAACAGATACGTTAGTAGCTAGAGATACCGTTATTAAGACATACCAAAAGCTATTGATCAAGTACAGAGAAGTAATAAAACATTTTCCTTCTATACATGACACAATAAAAATACTAGACAAAGCAGATTTAACAGCTAAGGAATATGAACTTAAACAAATGACAGCCAAATCAGATGATTATAATAAGAAGTATACTCGGTCATTATGGATTTCATTATGGTTATTGATATGCATTATAGCGTTATTAATTATTATTAAATTAAAAAAGTAATGTTTACTACTCAACATTTATGGGTAACTATACTCGGTGTAATAATGGGCATGTGCTTCATTGCATCTAGTGTTTACTACGTCAATAAATTATTTGCTAATCATACTAAAGATTTACTAGTTAGATTTATTCTATTAGTATTTGCTGCATTGGTAGGAGTATTTGTGGTGGATAAAGTAATAGCGTTTGGAATGCCATTATTATCTGACAATCAAAATGAGCAATTATTTGATTTAATAAAAACATTAACACTCATGATATTTTCTTATTACTTCGGTAGTCAGAAAGGATCAGATAAAAACAAAGAAAATGAAAACGGGTAAAAAAGGAATAGAATTAATTAAAAAATGGGAAGGTTGTAAATTAAATAGCTATAAGTGCAGCGCTGGACATGATACAATTGGGTACGGTAACACCTTCTATGAAGACAATACCAAAGTAAAGCCAGGAGATAAGATTACTCAGCAAAGGGCCGAGGAATTGCTTTCTAATTTGCTGCCTAAGTTTGAAGCAATAGTGAATAAGAAAGTAACCGCTACACTTACTCAAAATCAATTTGATGCATTAGTATCTTATACTTGGAATACAGGAGGCTCAACAACTCTGTTTAATTTAATAAACGAAAAATCATCCGATGCTAATATTCGTGAATGGTTTGAGACTAAATACACTACTGCCGGAGGGAAGCAACTTACGGGATTAGTAAACAGAAGAAAAGATGAAGCTAATTTATATTTCACCCAATAATAATTAAATGGAAAAAGCTAGCATTGCAAGAGAGTACAGAAGTAAATACCCGGATTTCCCTACTTTAAAACTTGCAAGAATAATGTACAAAGAACACTCTTTGTCATTTAAAGATATAGAACAAGCAAGAAAAAGCTTGAGATATATTGAAGGTAAAGTAGGAGCTGAAGGCCGTAAAAGCGTAGCTAATTCTGAATTTTTTAAAGCAGAAGATAGACCAAAAAATCCATATAATTTACCAGTAACAGATGAAACTTCTTATGAACCATATGTTATAAGCGGTTATAAGAGAATAGGTATACTTTCTGATGTACATCTCCCATACCATAACATAGATGCACTTACATGTGCCATTGGTTACTTAAAGAAAGAAAAAGTAGATGCCCTTCTTCTTAACGGTGATACGATGGATTGTCATCAGCTAAGCAGATTTGTTAAAGATCCAAAGAAAAGAGATTTCAAATACGAGCTAGACACTCTTAAAGCATTCATGGAAGTAATTGATAAGCAATTGAAATGCAAAGTGTTTTTTAAGATAGGTAATCACGAAGCTAGGTATGAGAAATTCTTGATGGAAAAGGCCGCAGAATTGAAAGGAGTTGAAGAGTTTGAATTTATGAATATTATTAAAGCAAGGGCTAAGGGAATTGAAATGATTGAATCTAATAGGTACATGAAGCTAAATGAATTAAATGGCATACATGGACACGAGTATATAGGCGGAATATCAGCCCCTGTGAATGTGGCTAGAGGATTGTATATGAGAGGTAAAGTAAGCGCATTCCAGGGACATAACCATTCCACAAGCGAACATAGTGAAACCGACATGAATGGGAAGATAACAACAACTTGGAGCGTTGGCTGTTTAAGTGAATTACATCCGGCTTATATGCCTCTAAATAAATGGAATTGGGGTTGTGCGATGGTAGAATTGGACTCTAATGGTAGGGATTATCAATTCTTCAATAAAAGGATATTCAATGGGAAGATATTGTAAATAAAAGAGCCTTGTAGAAACAAGGCTCGTTATATTAACCAATCCATGAGAAACCAGCACAAATATAATAAATTATGAAAGAAAAAATAGAATTATTATTAAAAACATTACCAATTACAGAAAGGATTAATATATTGGAATCCCTATGTAAAAAATATAGAAGAGAAAATAGCCAAAAAATCAATAACTTTCAGATGGGAAGAAAAGTAATAGACAGCGATAGACCTGATCTTCAAACCCTTAAAAGTTAATGAAAAAGAGTAGAACATTTAAACTAGCCACATACAATTGCAATGTTATCTTTATTATTACTGAAGAATTAAAAAAAGAAGTAAATAGAATTTATAAAAAGCATAGCAATAAAGAAATCTTTAATGATGAGGCTGAAGGGATATTGATTACATTAGACATAGATAATTATTACATTGTACTAGATACACAATATTTAAGCCATAACACAATTGCACACGAGTTATATCATGCAGTAGTTAAAGTTACTGAAGATAGAGATATAGTTGATGAAGAGAGCCAAGCATGGTTGATGGGTTATTTAACGGAAGAAGTTTATAAGTTTATAGATAAAAACAATTTTAAAATTATAAAATAAAACCCCAATTAATATGGACCAGTTCTTAGCAATTGTATGTTTAACTGCAACTATTTTAGTTTTATGCATTAACATAATCAAGAAAAAAAATGCGGATAATAAATAATTAATTATATTCGCAATGATTTTCTTTCATAATAGGTTTAGATAGACAAGCGATCCCCCTGCATATTCTTATGTGGGGGCTTTTTTTAATAAGACTTTTTATCTTGCATCCAGTTTTTAGTCTTATCTGAATTCTCCCCTTTGTCTGCCCTAAATACCAAATTGATTGGAAATCTTTCTTCAAAGTCTTTTACTGAAATTTCTTCCCCATCCACATTGTAATAGTTAGTACCATCACAATTGTAAGTGAATATATAGCTATTCCTTTTTATTTTGTTCTCCATCATTTTATTTAGATTGGAGATATTGTTGATCGGATTTTCTCTTGGTTTTCTTGGCATACTATGGCTTTATTTTTTTTTCGTAATGATTTAAGATTCCAATTGATACTAGGCAGAATAACATGGCGATGATTTTCATAAAATTTAATTTAATGATGGAGATGAAAAATCGGCTGCTGTAACATTTGTACTAGATACTTCACATACCCTACTCATAAAGTCTATCAGGTATTCAATCATGCTTTCGTAGTTTGGCCGATTAGCACTATTGAATTTAGATTTCTCAAACTCTGGGTATAATTTCATACCTACTTCATATTGTACTTCGTAATCTAATTCGTCATAATTTTGGCTTACAGTTCTGAATAAGCAACAAAATAAATATTGGTCAGTTGTCATGTTTATATTTTTTAGTAAAGTAAATCAAATTATTTCACTTTTTATTATTTTGGTCCTCTGATTTACAATGGTTAAAGATCAAGTTTATATTTCCCTAATTTAATAAATACTGATTTCGTTCCAATGTACCCATCCCATAATTCCATTATTCTATTGGCATTATGTATGGGAGTTCTATCTACATGAAGAGATGACACTCTAAACATTTCGCACCACTCTTGGAATGATGGTTTCTTTTCTGGATAGGTTGTTTTTACTTTTAGGTTACTCATGGTTTAAGTTTTAGGTTAGCAATATACATTAGTAATATAATTACGCCAATGACACAAAACAATTTATAAAACAATTAACTTTTCAAAGCTTACTGAATTCTAATGATAGTTAATTTATTTCCAGTAAACCTTGTAGCATATCTATTGTTAGATTTTTGCCTCTTAATCATTTCAGATAAATGCTTTCTGAACAAAGGAATATGCTCCTCGGAGATGTGTATACTTGTATCCTCTTTTAATCCTAGAGAATTAAACACAAGCTTTGCATCTTGATATGTATTAGTTTGATCGGTTGCCATATCAACAAAGGTAGTATTTTTTTTACGCATTATAAACATAAAATAATTTCTTTAGGTGGTGGAGGTAATTGGTTGTTTAGATCTTCGGCTTCACATTTGCCTATTTCCCCTATTTTACGCAAATCGTAGGCAA